AGCATTACCAGAAACTGTAGCATTATCATAAACATAAGCATTATTATAAATTCTAGCATTATCGAAAATTTCTGCATTGCCATAAACATTAGCATCATCATCAACTAATGCATATCCATGAATATTAGCTTTTTCATGTATTTTAGTGCTGCCAGTAATTTTAGCACTATCATAGACAAAGGCATCATCATAAACTTCTGCATTGCCATAGACTATGGCATTATCAAATATTTTAGCATCGCCATAGACTTTAGCAGTATCATATGCTTTAGCGTTATCATAAATCCAGCAATCACCTTCCTGAGAAAGATTTTCTTCTTTTTCTACCCAACCACCGATGTCCCCAGCTTTTACATCATCAAAATCTTTTAGAGCAGTTATTCTGTAAATCTTTTTATTCTTATATGTATAATCTGCATTATCAAGAATAATCTTATATTTATTCATATTAAGTCCTCTAGGCTATGTTAGTTTACTTTTTTGTAAATTGCCTCTCCATTTGAAAATACAGCTGCCACATCAAGAAGACTCATATTATATGCATCTGCTATGTCTGACATAAAGTCTGTAACTTTTCTATATTCGGCTTTAACGGCTTTCATGAAGTCAGCTGCTGACTCATAGCCGGCCGACTGAGCAAATTCTTCATCACTATCATCACCTGATACTAATGGATACTTAAGATAGTTATCATCAATAAAACTAGCATATAGCTGAACACCTTCAAAATAGCCATCAATAAGCTCTACCTTAATAAAGTTTAAATCTGTGCTAAAGACATCAATTTCATCTTCAATATCAGTAACGTCAACTTGTGTTAAATAAGTTGTGTCTTCTGACATTTCTTCTGGTATTTCCTCGCTGCTGTCAAAATAATATTCTACTGCTACTAATGGAAAATAATCTGATTTTAAAAAGTTTGCTGTTGACATATGGTCTCCAATCTATACTATATATAGTATTTAATAACTTTGCTAATGTTTATTATTAGCATTATGCAACTGATTTTAAGGATTATACTTGTACTTAGAAGTAACCCTTACATAGTGCACAGTTGCAAGTGGCATAAAACACTATGTAAAGGTTAATCAAAGTTTTATATTTGATTAACTCTTTAAAAAGTTTAGGGTAAGTTATAATTGCTTACCCTAAACTAATGTTTGTTTAATTAGGCTAGGACTGCATCAGTATCTAGAATACCATAAGTAGCGCCAGTAGCTCCGACTAAGAAGACAGGTAATGCAACTGGGTTATTAATGATTGTACCTTTTACAAAGTAGTTAGCATTAACAACTAGTTTTCCATAAGAGCATGTGTATGCTCTGCGGATTACTAAGTCATCTAGAGTAACAGGGCTTGTAGCGACAACTGGGATGTACGGTGCAAATACGATGCCGGCATCAAGGTTATCTTGGCTGTTTTTGTAAACAACTGCCCAGTCATTAGCACCAAGTTCAGGAATAGCAATGACATCAATGTCTTTCAGTTTACCAATCTTAGCTGCGCCGCCGATTTGGGAACCAGAAGCTTCACCTTTGAATTCAGGCAATGTTTCGATAATTGTTTGCGCGTTGATACCAACTAGGAGGACATTACCACGAACACGTTTGGATACACTGAAAATGTGGTTTGAAGCAGCGATAATTGCATCGCGGAATGATAGCTTATGGAATTCATACAATCCATTAGCTACTCCAGCTGCCTTATTCCAAACAACAGTTGTCGGAGCAGCATTCATAACTTCAAATACGAAGTCAAGGTCTGTCTCACGTTTTAATTCATACATTGCTGACTCAGCAAGTTTGTCTTCAAGTTTAACACCGAATTGTGCTTCAAAGCCAAAACCAGCTTGGAATGAATAGTTAGTTTTAACTGTTCTTGCAAGAGCGGTAACTTCGCGAGAGTCAATGTTTGCGTTGAGTTCAGGAACTTGTGTCGGTGCATACTTGTTATCATATGAGTATGTAATAACAAGTGCAGTAGCAGGAGCTGCATCTAATGTCATAGTAACTTGAATTGTTGAAGTTCCAGTTACAGTAACAACGCCGGCAGAAATATTGATTGTTGTTCCTGCGGAGTCAACGACAGTACCTGTGAAAGCAGTATCTGTAGACCATACTAATGTTGCAGCTGAAGCGCCTGTAATTACGATTGAGCGAGCAACAACTGGTCCCCACAGAACTTTGGCTGTAGAGTCATATGCTCCTGTTGATGAAATAGCTGGAAGATTAACTAAACTAGAAGTATAGTTAACATCAGTATTAACAGTGAACGGAGTGATTAACTTTGTGCCAGCAGTAACTAAACCTTTTTCTGTTCCGGCAAGAGTTTCATAGAAGAAAATCATTGCCTTTTCAGTTTTAATCGGTTGAGTCGATGCAATCATCGGAGTAATTAAGTTAGGGAAATATCCGAAGAAAATATCAAAATAGGTTTTTACTAGGCCAACACCAGCGCCGTTACCTTGGACGCCATAGACGCCTGTTCCAGCTTGGGTAGCTTCTGCCATAACGCGTGCAGCGTTAGCAATGTTTTCAGCCAAAGTCTTATACATGAATTGTTGTTTCTTATCGAATTTTGATGTTCTTTCAGAAATTGACTCTTCAATAGTTCTTGGCTCTTGTTTTCTTTCCAGGTAGCTTTCGCGAATGACTCTGTGATTTACACGGTCAGCGCTTTCTTCCACAACACGTGAAAGAACTGGACGTTTAGCTACTGCCTTTTTAACTTCAGGTTGACCTTGTTCAAGTAAAGCTTGGTTAGCTCTTTCTTGCTTACGTTCTTGAAGTTTCTTTAAGATTTGTTCTTTAGTCATAAATTAGTTATTTATTTCTCCTTTATATAATATCTACCACTCTGTAACTAAATAACTAAATATATTGCTTTTCCCATTTGTTTATAGGATTGTTTACAATGTCGCTTACAATATTGCTTTCTAGTTGCTTACAATATTGCTTACAATTTATATATATTAAAAGCAAATTAATGCTTTGTAATATCAATTAAATATTTATGATAACTTTGCCATAGCAACAAGATTGTGTGTATCTTCATCTTCAATTGTTATTGAGTCAACTATATATTCAATAGCATTTTTATCCGTTCCCAGCTGTTCAAGAAAAATTGTTAATACATCAAGAGAATTAGAAAATTCATTAAACTTTTCAAGAGCAGCTAAAATTAATTGCTGAGCTTCTGTAGTGCTAAAATCAGCATCATACTTATCTGCTAGTATATCATCAATAAAAGCATTACGTAAATCACTAAGCTCGATGATATCTTTTATATCTATAGTATAATCCGCATAAACACTGTCAGTTGTAATATGGCGTTCTCTGCTTTTAGCAGCATCATAATAATTGTTCTCAATGTTATTAATAATGTATTCTACAAGAGCAAAAATACTGTCATTATAGTTATTACATGCAGCTTTAGCACTATCTATAAATTTGCCAAGTTTTACCTCTGTATTCATAGGTATCTATAACCTACTCTCCGGAGTCAAGGAGCTTTTTCAAATATTCAAGTTCTTCATCAGAAAGATTATCAATGTCTTCTTCTGTTAAACCAGTTTCTTCTTCAAGTTCCTTGTTAGTAATACCTTCACCTTCAGAAGCTTCTTCACCTTCAGGAGCTTCTTCACCTTCAGGAGCTTCGCCTTCTGGAGCTTCTTCGCCTTCTGGAGCTACTTCTACATCAGGTTCTTCGCCTTCGGGAGCTACTTCTGCATCAGGAATATCTTCAATTTCTGGTTCTTCAACAGGTGCTAATAAATCTGTTAATTTTTGAACTAACATTTCAAGGTCTTGAAGTTTAGCATTAATGCTTTCAAGAGTTACCTCTTCAGGTTCTTCTTTTTCGTCTTCTTTATCTTCAGGCTCTTCTTTTTCGTCTTCTTTATCTTCAGGTTTTTCATCTTCAGGTTTTTCGTCTTCTTCTTCGCCTTCAGGTTTTTCATCTTCCTTATCTTCTGGTTCTTTGTCTTCCTTATCTTCAGGATTTTCTTCAGGCTTTCCTAATTCACCGTCAAGCTCACTTTCAAATTCAGCAATTATGTCTGCTGAAGATTTAGCTTCTAAGACTTTCTTTGTCTCAGTAGC